GGTGGTGCTTGCACACTGAGTTGGAGTGGAGTAACAAAATTAGAGACTACAACAAATGGTGCAACGATCACAGGAGCACTTACAGCTGGTGGAAATACTTTCCCAACATCTACTGGAAGTATTGGACAAGCATTGATCGGAGATGGAGCAGGTAATATTGGATGGGGTGATGTTGCAACTATCGGTTTACAACCAAGAAAGACAGCATCTGTAACACAGTCTATTGGTAGTGGTGCTGCAGCAAACGTATCTATCTCAACCGCTAAAGGATTTGTTTTGTATAGTATTGAGACATCACACGCTGCATGGGTGACACTGTATACTGATACTGCTAGTAGAACTTCTGATTCTGGTAGACTTGAAACTACTGATCCTACACCTGGTTCTGGAGTTCTATCAGAGGTTATTACCACAGGAGCAACAACACAATTAATTACACCAGGAACTATTTGTTTTAATTCTTCTCCTACAGCAACAACATACGCTAAGATTGTTAACAAAAGTGGATCCACTGCAAACGTACAGGTAACTCTTACTTATCTTCAACTAGAGGCATAAGATGATCTGGCCAATTCCAATATCGGAAAAAACCTATATCGTAACTCTCTACAAACATGAGGATCTAGAGCAGTTTTACAATGATATGAGTGATTATCATTTAGTAATGAAGCGTCCTATGAGTAGAAATACTCATTACAAAATGACAGCGGAACAGGCAGCTGTATTACGTCAAGATCCTAGAGTATGGGATGTACAATTACCACCAGAAGAACTTGGTATGTCTATGGGTAGAGACATAATCAACTACAATGATTATGCTATCACTGGAAACTTTTGGAAAGGAGATACACAAGGATCACCCACCGTATCATCTAATGATAGACAGTGGGGACAAATTCATTGCGGTGGAACCACTGCACAGAGAGGTAAGAATCAGTTTGGTCTCATCAATAGTGGTGGATCTTACGAACAAGTTACTGACACTGTAAATATTTTCAATGACGGTAAGCATGTTGATGTAGTTATCTGTGATGATCCAGTTTCAACTGACTGTGATGAGTGGTTAAGTCCTACGACAGGTCAGTCAAGATTTGTGCAGTATGATTGGTATGGTGAGCTAAACACTTTAGTTGCAAATATTGATGACGATAGTCAAACAATACCATCAGGATCTTATCCAAATTACATTAACAATGCTAGTAACTCAGAGAGTCATGGCACACACGTTGCTGGAACAGTAGCAGGACAACACTACGGATGGGCAAGAGAGGCAAACATTTATAGTATGCAAGTCCTTAGTAATAGTTCTAACCAAGGTACACCTGTACCAGATCTATTGATTTTTGATTACTTAAGAGCTTTCCATAGAAATAAAACAGTTAATCCTGACACTGGTATAAAGAACCCTACTATCACAAATCATAGTTGGAGTTATAGTTATAATCTTGCTGATATATTAGAGAAAGCAAGTCTTGATCTCAGTGATATCACACAGGTAATTTACAGAGGTACAACTTATAATAGTTCTAATCCAAATCCATCTGGTTGGGATTGGGCAGGACTAGAAAAAGATTTTGGTTTTGCACCCAACAAAATGAAGATAAATTCTAACTATGCAGCAATCAATGCTGACGTAGAAGATGCTATCAATGAGGGTGTGGTTATTGTCGCAGCAGCAGGCAATAATAATTTTCATTGTGTAAAGGATGGAGATGTTGATTGGGATAATAGGGTAACTTTTATTGGACTTGGAACAGTTTTTTACAACAGAGGATCAGCACCTGGTAGTTCAGATAATACCATTGCTGTTGGAGCTCTTGGTAATAGACATGATTTTAGAAGATCTACTTACTCTAATTTCGGACCTGCTATTGAAATATTTGCACCAGGTAATAATATTCTCTCTGCATATAATAGTTCTGGACTTGCTGATAATAAGTATGGTGGAGCACCAAACTATTTTTATCCTATCCAAGGAACTAGCATGGCATCACCACAGGTGGCAGGTGTCCTTGCATGTTTAGCTACTGGTAAGGAAAGATTTAATCAGAATGATGCTAAAGGATATTTGTATAGCACTGGCATTTATAATGACATGAGTTGGGATGCTGGTAGCGGTAGCGGAGTTCCTTCAGCAACATTTAATATCACAACAACTGCACCATCATCTTCGTATTATACACTTAATGGAACTGATAGAAACGGTGCTGTAAGTGGTAACGATGTGGGAGTGGTTGTGTATGTTGGTGATACAATCAATTTCAATCTATCAAACGTGTCTACAATTCATCCATTCCGTATCAGAAATTCACCTGGCGGTTCAGATGTGAGCACTCCAGCAGCATCAGGTCAAGGTTCTACAGGTAATGCAACAGTATCTTGGACACCAAATACACAAGGTGATTATGTTTATCAATGTGCTGTGCATTCTGGTATGGTAGGAACTATAAGTGTAGTAGCTTCACCTAGTAACGCAGGAACGTTTGCTGATAATTCTTGTAAACAAGGTAGTCCTGATCTATATTTGATTGCTAAAAATCCCAGAGAGGGAGTGACTGGAATGATATCCAAACAAGTTGGTGTTAGAACTACAGGTCTTACATATCCTAGACTCTCCACATTCAATAGAGCAGCACCTGCTGCAATACCTAAGACATTGACATTGAATGTTACTAACACTGGTGCATCATCTTATGTGTTTAATGGTTCTGATAGAGCAACTGATCATGTTGACGCAGCAAATCCAACAATTAATTGCAATGTAAAAGATACATTAGTCTTTAATGTAAACGCCTCTGGACATCCATTTTATATTAAAACATCTGCAACTACGGGAACTGGAAACCAAGTTTCTACGGGAACAATTACTGGTAATGGATCATCAGTAGGCACAGTTACATGGGACACTGATGGTGTAACGCCAGGAACTTACTATTATATTTGTCAGCTCCACGGTGGTATGTCTGGTAGCATCATTGTAACTTAGGGCATAAATAAACAAGAGCACTAGTATTTACTGGCAAGTTAAATGGCTGATCGTTTTCCGTTAATTGTTAACTCCGTATCCAAGAAGATTGAAGAACTGGTATCGGGTGACAACCTAGACCTTACTGGCAACGGTGTCGTTGTTAGTGGAGACACTGGTGCAGGAAAATATTTGACCAGTAACGGAACGACAGTTTTTTGGGATAGTCCTGGCGATGTTTATCTAACACAGAACCAAACACTTACTAATAAAACTTTTGAGACTTGTATACTTTCTGGTTCTTTAAACACGATTACGAATATTTCAAACGCTTCGTTATCAAACAGTAGTATTACTATTAACGGAGCTGCAATCAGTCTTGGAGGAAGTGTAACCACACCTGATAACAATACAACATATTCTGTTTCTGCTGTAGATGGTGCTAGTGGTACTGAAAAAATTATTAGATTGACATCTGGTGGTAACGCTGGTGCAGGTGTTGATGATGATGTTACTCTAGCAGTAGGACCTCCTGCATCTGTTCCAGCTGGATCAAAATCTTTAACTTTATTCTTAGATAGATCTGGAGATCTTATCACAGTCAGCGGACACGTCGTAGACAGTGATACTATCACTACATTAAATGCCTCTGGTGGATCTGCAACTTCTGGTGCAATCAACTTTACAAATACTGGAGCTGCTACCGTCACAATGACAGGTAACACAATCAACGTTGATGCTCTTGATACTGATACTAAAACTAAAATTCGTGCAGGATCTGGTGGTACATACGGTCCTGCTGACACAACAACTGGAAAATTTACATTCTTAGATGGCACAGGAACTGTAGTTGCTGCTGGTGTTGATGGTAATGGAGATCCCACAATTACTTACACATCAACCGATACTGTTACTAGAATTAGAGGTGGGTCTACAGGATCTTATGTTCCAGCTTCTGGTGGAACTACACAATCTGACATTACCATTACAGGTGGAACTTCACTAGGTGGAAATGTAACAGTATCTCAAAATGGAAACACTATTGAAATTGATAGCACAGATACAAACACTGTTACTAAACTTGGTAGTGATAACAACGGAAGTCCTATCGCACCACAGGCAGGAGATTTTGTATTCAAGCAAGCTGGTGCTACAACTATTAGACAGACTACAAATAATAGTGGTCAGGTTGAAATTGAAATTGATTCTTTAAACAGTGACACAGGTGCTAGTTTAGATGCTGATCCTGTTGGTGGTTTGGTATTATCAGGAACAGATTTTCAATTAAAAAATTATAATAACTTAACTGGAAACAAGTTAGTTAAGTGGGACTCTGGTAACAACCAGTTATCAAATAGTATTATTAATGATGATGGAACCACAGTAACTATCGGCGGTGACTTAGTTGTTGATGGTACACAAACAATTCTGAATACTACAACACTTCAGGTAGAAGATAATATTATTGAATTAAGAAAAGGAACTTCTATTACTGGTGCAGATGGTGGTATTCAGGTAAACAGAATTACTGATAGTGGTGGAGTTGTTACTGCATATCAAGGATTACAATGGCACGAGAGTGGTGGATATTGGAGATCTTGGGATGGATCTGTTGATAATAGATTTGTTACAGAAAATGAAACTCAAGTTTTAACAAACAAAACCTTAACCAATCCAACATTTACAACACCAACTCTTGGTGCTGCCACAGCAACTTCTGTTAATGGACTTGAGATTACTTCTACCGCTTCTGCTGTTCTTGACATTCAATCTGGTAAAACAGTTGATATTGATAGAGATCTAACATTTACATCTGATAATCTTACAGCAAATGTCAATGTAAACTTTAGAGTTGGTGGTGATGTAGCATATAAATCTGATACTCTTGCGTCATTCTCATCTACAACTGCTACTCAACTTCGTACTCTAATCAGTGGTACAACTGGTACTGACGATCTTGTATTCCAAACTAGTCCTGTTATCTTAACTAGTTTAGTAACCACATCTACTGGTTTTGCTCTACTTAATTCTGGTGCTCAATCAATTCAGTTTGGTGGTGCAGCAACTGTAATTGATATTGGTAATCAGTCAGGTACTACCACAATTAGTGGTGATACAGTTATAGAAAAAGATTTAACAGTTGGTGGTGCTAATACTGATCTCTTTACATGTAACGCTAGAATTGATATTGCTAACTCTGATATTCTAATCAGAGGTGGATCTACTGATCCAATGACTGTTGGTAGAGGAACAAGTGCAGTCGCTACGAACACTGCAGTGGGTAAACAAGCTTTGTTCTCTGTCAGTTCTGGTTCTCAAAATACAGCGACTGGATATGAATCCTTACTGACTGCAAATACTGGTGCTGGAAATTCAGCATATGGATATCACACTTTAAGATCTAATGGTGTTGGTGTAAACAATACTGCAGTTGGTCGTTCTGCAATGCTCAGTAATCTTTCTGGAGATAGCAATACTGCACTGGGAGCTAATGCATTAGAAACAAACACTACGGGCGATGCAAACGTCTGTGTTGGATTCTATGCTGGTTACAATTGTAGTGGTACTGGTAATGTTCTAATCGGTCCTGCTGATAGTAGTAATCCAGTCAATGATGTTACTTATACTCCACCTAATGCTTCTGGAGATAGACAACTTATTATTGGATCTGGTACTGAATACTGGGTCAAAGGAGATTCTAACTTTGATGTTACTTTAAACAATGATGTCACAGTTAATAATAGTTTGACAGTCAAAGGAGACTTTGTTGTTAATGGTGTACAAACTGTAGTTAAATCTAACGTTCTAGAAGTAGCAGATAAAAATATTGAACTTGCTAAGGTTGTAAGTACACAGTTTACATGTACAACCACTGATGGATCTGCAAATATCTCTTCCATCTCACCAACTCTAGGATTGATTCCTGGCATGGCAATTACCTCTAACACTGCTGGTGTTACGGTTCCTGGCAATACAGTAATTGTAAGTATCACTGGTAACGTTGCTACACTTTCTAACAACGTAACAGGATCTGGTACACCAACGTTCAGTGCTATCGGTCCTTCTGATACTGCAGCTGATGGTGGTGGTATTATTCTTAAGGGTTCTCCAGATGACCACACATTTACA